TCCTCCAGAAGAGCCAGTTGCTGAATTACCTCCAGAAGAGCCAGCACCAGCTCCTGAGCAACCAGCACCGATGGCTGAAGAAAAAGAAGATCCTCCTTTTGATGGACCTTATAAAAAATCAAGTGACAACAAAGATCAATTTGGTAACACTGTTAAGACTAAAAATATGGCCAAACATCTTGCTAAAAAAGGCATGGCCGATGCTATTAAAAAAGCAAAGAAAGCTGGCGCAACAGCAGAAACAATTATTCGCATTGCTGGTAAAGAAATGACACTAGGCGAAGCTATTACTAAAGCAGGTATGAAAGTCGAAGATGTATTTGGCAACAAAGGCCACGAACTTGTTGAGTTTGTTAAGTCAATGTACAACGCAGAAGAAGGTAACTTTCCGAAAGGCGAAACTGGAGTATTAATTGCTTGCGAAAAGAAATTTGGTGAAAGTTCTGTGCGTATGGCAAAGAAAGTTGTTGAAAAATTAACTAGTCTAGGCGAGATGTCTAGAATGAAAAAACTAGCAGGAATGAGACGATGAAAACATTTAGAGATTATCTAGCTGAAGCTGAGCCAGCGTTAACTAAAAAGTTTAGCGATAATGATATTGCTCCGGGTAAAAGTTTTGATACGTTTAAAGTTCCCCAGGGTATCACGCAAGCTCCTGCTGCACCTAAGACAGCGCCCGCACCTACAGCCCCTAAAGCCGCTCCGCATCAACATGTCCCGGGCGCAACATGGAACAAGGGAGTGCTAGGTATTGGCAGTACAGGACCAGAAGTTGATAAATTACGCCAACGATTAGGTCTTGCTCCGAATGGCGGAAAATTTGATAACCAAACTCGCGATGCAGTGATACAGCGACAAAAAGAGTTAGGAATACAAGCAGACGGCGCCTGGGGACCCGGCACAGCTAGCGCCGATGCCGCTAAACCAAAAACACCCCCAACACCCCCACAGGGTATCACGCAAGCTCCTGCAAAGCCAGCAGCACCGACTCAGGGCACTCAAGTTCAAACTGACGACGATGGCAATCATATGATTACTACACCCGATGGTAAAACTATGTTAGTAGGACCTGATGGTAAACCAGTACCTAACGGCGGCCGAGCACCAGTAGCACCGACTACACAGCCGCCAGCAACAGCTGCTAATCCTTCTGCAGGTACCGTCGGAGGCGCAACAAAAGCAATTCCAACAGCACCAGTTAATCCTGCCAACCCTGGCGGAGTTAGTTCAAAAATGAATATTACACCGGATCAAGCGCAAGCCGCTTTAGACAACGGTAGTGAAAGAGATATAACAGCATTTGGCGGCCGTGAAAGATTACAACAACTAGCTGGAGTTAAACCAGCGTTAAAAAGTTTTGATACGTTTAAAGTTCCACAGGGTATCACGCAAGCTCCTGCTGCACCTACAGCACCTACACAACCAGCAGACCAGTATGCAGTACCGGGAACTGGCGGTATTAGCAGTCTTGATCCAAGTCAATTCCAAAAAGGTCCATATAAGCCAGATGGTAAACCACCCGAGTTCCAAAAAGGTCCTTATAAGTCAGATGGTAAACCACCCGAGTTTCGTAAATTAGGAATGCCAGCGGCAGATAATACTACTACAGCCGGCGGTGCCGTGACAGCCCGTCCAATTAGACCAGCAACTGGTGCGCAAGCACAAGCTATGCAACGCAGACAAGCACAGGATCAAATGCCTGAATCTACCGATGCTGTGTTGTTAAATAAAATGTTGACTATTGCCGGCTTACGTTAATTGGCGAAATAAAATCAGATTTAAGCAAGATTTCTCTTGCAAAGATAAATAAAAGTGCGTACAATAACATGTATGCACTTTTTGTTTTACAGGGTTGTAAAACAAATATAGGCAAAACAAACTTTACATAGGCTATTAATAGGAGAACAATTATGGCATCTTTAGCAGAAATCAGAGCAAAGCTCAAAGAACAGGAATCACGTGGTTCCGACAACAATCAACGTTCAGGTGGTGATAATTCAATTTATCCATTCTGGAATCTCAAAGAAGGGACTGAATCAGTAGTTAGATTCTTACCCGACGGCAATACAGACAACACTTTTTTCTGGGCAGAACGAGCAATGATCAAATTGCCATTTGCCGGCGTAAAAGGTGAAACCGACTCAAAGCAAGTTCAAGTTCAAGTTCCCTGCATGGAAATGTACGGCGGCACTTGTCCAATTCTTTCTGAAGTACGTGCATGGTTCAAAGACCCAGCATTGGAAGACATGGGTCGTAAGTATTGGAAGAAGCGTAGTTATATTTTCCAAGGTTTCGTTGTAGAAGACGGACTGAAAGAAGATAGCGCCGCATCTAATCCAATTCGCCGATTCATCATCGGACCTCAGATCTTCCAATTGATCCGCGGTGCTTTGCTTGATCCAGAAATGGATAACTTACCAACTGACGCAATTCACGGTGTCGATTTTAAATTGGCAAAGACGAGTAAAGGCGGCTACGCTGATTACTCTACAAGCTCATGGAAGCGTCGTGAGCGTCCGCTAGGTGATACAGAACAAGCAGCTCTTAAAGAACATGGCTTGTTTAATTTATCAGACTTCTTACCTAAGAAGCCAGGCGAAGTTGAGCTTAAGGTTATCAAAGAAATGTTTGAAGCATCAGTTGACGGCGAACCATTTGATATGGAACGTTGGGGTCAATACTACAAGCCAGCCGGTATGGGACAAGCTACTGGTGATCCAGTTGGTCGTTCAGCACCTAAGGCCGTTGCACCAGCAACAACAGCAGAAGATCCTCCTTTTGATGTTGACGAACCATTAGCTGCACCAGCAGCCAAGCAAGAAGCACCTGCCTCAACCGGCGGCCGTGCAGAAGATATTCTTGCTATGATTCGTAACCGTAACAAGTAATATAGTTTAAGATAGGGGCCTATGCCCCTATCGCCGTCATCTGAGGAGAATAACATGGCAACAAAAGCATTTGATTTATCGAAATTTCGTAAAACCCTAACCAAGAGCATTGACGGTTTAGGTGTTGGCTTTAATGACCCAACTGATTGGGTTTCAACAGGCAACTATGCTCTAAATTATTTAATTAGTGGTGATTTTAACAAAGGCATTCCTTTAGGTAAAGTTACTGTATTTGCTGGCGAATCAGGCGCTGGTAAAAGTTATATTTGTTCTGGTAACATTGTTAAGAATGCACAAGAGCAAGGCATCTATGTCATCTTAATTGACAGCGAAAACGCACTTGACGAAAGTTGGTTACACGCACTTGGCGTTGACACTACGGAAGACAAATTACTTAAACTCAACATGGCTATGATTGATGATGTTGCAAAAACAATCAGCGAGTTCATGAAAGAATACAAAGTAATGGAGAATCGCCCTAAGGTTATGTTCGTCATAGACTCATTGGGTATGTTACTTACCCCAACCGATATCAACCAGTTTGAAGCAGGTGACATGAAGGGCGACATGGGCCGTAAACCAAAGGCACTTACCTCGTTAGTACGTAACTGTGTAAACATGTTTGGTAGTCATAATGTCGGTATGGTATGTACTAATCACACATACGCTTCACAAGACATGTTTGATCCAGATGACAAGATCTCAGGTGGTCAGGGCTTTGTCTATGCGTCTAGTATTGTAGTCGCTATGAAGAAACTTAAACTGAAAACTGACGAGAACGGTGTAAAAACATCAGCTGTTCACGGTATTCGTGCAGCTTGTAAGATCATGAAGACTCGTTATAGTAAACCGTTCGAAACACTTCAAATTGAAATTCCATATTCAACTGGAATGAGTCCAACTAGCGGTCTTGTTGATCTGTTTGAAGGTAAAAATTTGTTAGTGCAACAGGGTAACAGACTCAAGTTTGTAGATAGTCACGGAGAAGAACATCTTTACTACCGAAAAGACTGGACAGAAGATAAATTACTTATGATAATGGAAGATCTTCCAAATCATAAAATTTTAACTACTGAACAAATTGAGGAGAGTGTAGAAAATGAATGAAAATCATATTGCTGATATATGGATGTTGTTTAAAGAGTATGTCGATAAGAAAGCATTAGAAGCATTAGCAGAACGTTACGTTGACTTATTAGCTGATCATGGAATTAGCGATAAAATCGTTGCGGCGTCTGCTGGATTCGATGAAACTCTTGATGCTGCTATTGAATATTATCTTGATCAGGATACTGAAGCGGGATTTGACGAAGAAGACAATTGGGACTTCGACGAAGATGAGGATTAAATGAGCTGGTATACTAAAGTTTCGAGAGACATTTCAAATATTCCAGATGCGGTAGCATATTTTGAAGTAGAATTGCAGGCAGCACGTAGCGATGCTCGTATTGCCGGCAATATTGAACGAGCATCGGCGGCAATGCCCGGTATCGTGGAACAACGATTTGCTCAGCTTCAAGAAATTGAAGCTATTTTAGAATATCTAAATATTGAATTACGTAGATTACGCAGTCAATTATTTAGAAAGTACCTTGAAACCTATCAACGTGCTCTTACATCAAGAGATGTTGAAAAATACGTCGACGGTGAAGCAGATGTAATTGATTACGAAAAAATTATCAATGAATTTGCTTTACTTAGAAATAAATGGCTTGGTATTACTAAGGCGTTAGACATTAAACAATGGCAACTTAGTAATATTATTAAATTACGAGTTGCCGGCATGGAAGATGCCACTCTTTAATTGACATTTTCACAAATGTCTGCTATAATTCTCATATGATAACCGTAGACTACTTACTGAAACACATTTGTCAAAACATAAAAGTTATTGATAAATTTATTCCTACCAAAGATAAAAAGATTTTAACTAGTCTCGATAGTCAATTAGATCAAGGCAACTTTTTAACTGAAAATCAGGCAAAATTATTGGTAAAAATCCTGGCAGAAAATATTGACCATATACTGTTGATCAATGACCACAGTCAAACTATCATAGATGGCAATACATGGACACATCAATTTCGAACTATTCAACAAGTGAGAAAGATTTACATTTCTAATACTGTGCCATCCAGCATCAAACTGGAATTTACCTATGATAAACGGATAAAAACCAAGCTAGCTAAACTTAACGGCCTGCTGGATGGTAACTTAGTGGCCAATGGCCCGCGACACTATTCTGCTGTACTAACAG